GGAAGTCTACCTTCCACATGCCATGCGCTTCTTCAGTCTGAGATGCTTTCAAGTCTGCTGCTGATGGCGCACCCTCGGATCCAGGTTTGCGCATACGCTCACCCGATCCTGCTTTAATGCGCTTACGCTTGGCATGAATATTATCCCACAGTCCACGCTTTTCTTCGAGTTCTGATTCTTCTTTGACTGTCTTTAGGCCACTGCGCAGTTCCTCTGCTTTCTTGCGTTGCCTTTCTGCAACAGCATCCCGAGATCGTTTGATGCTGGCGTTGCGTCTGTCAATAGAATCTTGGTGTTGTTTAGCATAAGGATTGGCGTTGCGAGAAGCTTGGTATGCAGCAGAAGGTTGGTATGGTGCTGCTTCTTTCATATTACCTTTGGTGTCAAGTTTAGTTTCTTCAGGTAAACCTTTTTTGCGTCTTTGAGCAGCAGTGAAGTGATCAGGTGTTCCAGTATCTGGATCCATCTTCAGATTTGCACCTGCCTTCTTTGCTTTATCTGCGCGATATGCTTGTGTGCGCTGAGCAAGAGTTCCTGTGCGGACTATATCTTCGCTAATTGCTTTCTTAAACTCCGCATGCGAGGCATGTGCTTTGCTCTGCAGTTCTTCTTTATCCGCAGGTTTAAGCGAACGATACTGGTTTATAAACTTCTTAGCATGGTGCGGTGCGATGGTATGCGACTTACCATCCTTAAATTTAACTGCTTTATTGATGCTGACTGCTTTGTAAAGTTGCGATACCAAGTGAGGAGTTTTATCTTCATCTGGATCTTCTTTTGATTCGCTGTCATCTTCATCGCGTTTAGTTGGAGCAAGTCCCTTTGAATCGCGACGCAAGTCTCTACGTGCATCTCCGAATGCTGATGCTTCTCCAAGATCTGCGGTGTCGCATGTCTGGCAGCAGTCTGGAGTGCCACAATTGTCATGTTCAACAATCTTGGCATTCAATGGTTTGCGAGCTTCTTGCTCGGTTGCTTTCTTGTATGCAACATCCATATCTTTATCTGAATCACTCTCTTGTGGTTTCAGACCAGGATTTGCATGATAACCATAGTCACCCTCTTCTGGGAATCCATCTCTAGGATAATTCTTAAAGACTGCTTCCTTAACCGTATTCATCGCCTTGCGTGCGAGGTGCTTGGCAACGTTCTTGATTTCGTTGCCATACTTATCCTTACGCTTCTCGCCTGATCGACGAGTCGGGTTTTTAGGATCTTCTTGCCATGGTGGTGAATCATTTTTCATGTTTGGGTTACTCTCCAGTCGTTTCCTATATTTATAATAATTACTGCTTGTATTTAAAATCGCACATCAAACGACTTGGAAACCCTTCTTTCCCCATCGAATCTCGTATGTTTAATTTGAATTCATACTTAGGACTGTCAATTACAATATCAATTCTTTTACCCTTACCAGTTTTACCACCATAATAGATAGTTTGTGACATAGCATTTGCGGCAGATCGCATATAGATTTCATCGACTTTATATGATTTAATTTTCCCAGGAAATTTATGGATAACGTGGTATCCATGCCCAATACCAGATTCCAGTAGAGTCTTTAATCCAAGTAAATTAGGAGAAACTACTGGCACAACTTCACCCTTACCAGTCCCATTAAAGATATCGCAGAATTTTTGATGGTCAATCTTAAATAAATCCAGTAGTGCCCGACCATTTTTATTTGTAATTGAACCTGATTGAATTTCTTTCTTGGTAAGAATAGTTTGAACGCCAACATTAAAGAACGTAACAGTGCTCGCAAATTTCAAACTGAGAAATAATGTCCGTGGAATGGCATTCTTATCTTCCCACGTCACAGTAATATCAGTTACTGCAGCACCAATATCGTTACCAACTCCTTTGGTATTAGTCAATTTAATTCCACTAATAAATGACAACGGTCTTTTGGTATTATCGCCACCAACTGGATCAACCTTGAAATCAGAACCTTGTCCAATACCATACGTTTTATCTAGACCTTGGATGGCTTCTAGGATCATTCTATCCATACCAGCAGACTCGGGATCACTGCGCCAGTCGGTTAATGCTTGGGTAAATTGATCTTCGAAAGCATTGCCGCGATTTTTAGCACCTCTGTTGCCAGAGGAACCGTCTCCAAATTTTACTTTAAATGGTTGCTTAACTCCAGACTGAGTTAAGATTTGCTGCTCGGTAAGAGAACCTTTTATAGCACGGACGACATTTATTTTAGGTACAGCGGGATCGATATTAATCGGAGTATCGATCTTCGGATATTTTTTACGCAGAAAATTAAATACTGCTTTACAATTATCGCGATACACTTGGGTGTGCTTTGGACCTTTCAGAGCCGAATCAATATCTTGCTCTGATGTTGGGAAAAGATTATACGCCATTACTTCTTTTTCTTCTCTTTCTTTGCCATCTCATCGATTGCTGTCTTGTTGTCAGAAATCCACTTTTGTAGCGAGATCAGTTGCTGGGCGTTTTGCTCGCATCTGGAGTAGTTGTTGAAGATGGTGAGGAGGGCTTCATTGTCTTTAATTCCTGAGGGGCTCGCATCAGAACTTCTGGTGGGGTCGGCATCACTGGATGTGGCACTAGTGTCGTGGAGGAACACCCAACCATTAGACAACTCAAACTGAGCAGGGACAACGTTCGTAGCGATATCGCGGTATACATATTCTTTTTCCTTGATTATATTAGTTCTATCAACATACTCGGTAATAACTTTACCAGAGATTTCGGCATTTTTCTTTTCGAGGACAGCAATCTGTTCACTCTTTTTTGCAGCGAATCTTTGAAGTTCTGCTTCGGCATATGCAGATCCCTTCATATATCCATATACAAACACTCCAAGAATGAGTGCTGCTGCTGCTAATAATTTATACGGGAGAGGGATCATACCAAACATATTTAATTCCTTATTCTTCTTCGTCGGATTTCTTAGTTGGTTTCTTCGGAGCGAACTTCTCTACGCCAGTAATACCAAGAGTACCGATGACAATATACATTACACCGTTGAAGATAAACTCTTCAATTGTGAAGGACCAGAATAGATTCGCGATAAAACCGATAGCAATAAGAATAGTAGCAACAACAGCAATCATACGCTTAGTTGATGGATTGCCATTTTCTGACATCATATCTTTAAGATATGTTAGAAATTTGCCCATGGGTTATTACCTTTTTAATTTGACTTTACCAGCGAGGATTCCAACTCTTGATCGATCCATAATACTTTTAGATTCTGCATCAGAGAAGTTAGAACCGAGGTGGTGTTTGTATGTCTTTTCATCACCCGATGCTGCTGCGTTGCGCATCTTTGTTCCTGACATACCGTGTGAACGGTTTTCATCTTTCGGGTAGTGTATTTCTACTCTATGTGGTTTCTCACCATTCAGTTCCGGAATCTTTCCAGTTTCAATCGAATTCTTTAAACGCTCTGCCATTTCCTTACGATCGTGTCCGAAGTGAAGATGTAATACTTTCTTTGGACCACTCAACGAATGAAATGCACGACCTACCGTTTGACCAGCAGACTTTTCGACCTTGAATTCAGCAGCACCGTTTGACTGTTTATTAGCAATATGTTCTCTTTCTTTATCAGAAAACACATCTGACTTACCAGACAAACCAACATGCTTCTTACCAGCGCCCATTCCACCAACAACATCAATATGATGACCCATATGTGTATGAGGGGATGCACCCATAAATGCTACATGAGCATGTTGTTCTGCTTCTTCCTCAATGTATGACTCGTTGGCACGATCGCTAACACCAAGGTGAGTTCGCAGATGCTCAAGAGCAGAACCGTGGTCCATACCTTTCTTGGTAGCAACACCTGCTTTAAATTTGTCATATATTTCTTGGTGTTGTGACTTTGGAATATGCTTCTTGATTAATTCTGCCACACCCTTAAATGAATCAATCTTTTTGTGGTCTGCAGTAGCACCAAATAGTTGTTTCGATATCTCATCTGGATGCTGAACACCAACATCATTTTCATCTGATCTAGAACGCAGACCATGTGAGATAGAAAACTTATGCGTTGACCCTGCCGCTGCATTGATAAGCATCTTGTGATGCACACCTTTAATACCTGCTTTGGTATCTTCCCAACTAGAAGAATGAAGGAACCTATCAGTTTCAGATCCAGGATTATGAACACCCTCAAAATCAAATTGATGGTGCTCACCATTCTCGTGGCGCATTACTGCAGAGATTTCGTTACCGTGCTTTTTAGTTCCAGCGACGGTATAGTTACCAAACTTTTTACCTGTTGCAAGAGTTGATGCTATTTTGTCTTTATGATCATGACTGACCTGAACGTCGACATCGCCGACATGTGGTTTATATCTGGCAAATTCGTGGTCGTCAATATGGTTTCCCATAAAATCACGCGAAGAACCTGAATAGACATGACCTGTTTTTAGTTTTTCTTTATCGGCACCAAATAGATGCTCGCCATGTTCTTTATGAAACGCATCGTGAATCTTACTCAGCGCTGTGTGAACATCTGTTCTACGTGCTGCTCTGGTATCATGTTGAATTGGGAATGGAGCAGCAGAAGTTTCTTGCCCCTTTGGACCAACTTTAATGTTTCCACCTTCGTTTAGAAAGAACTTAAAACTTTTCATTATTTTTTCCCAAACGATAGATTAGATGAAGACTTCGCTTCTTTGAATTTAGGATTGATTGCCTTGAAACGAGTCGCTTCTGGATTAGCGTCTGATGGGTGAACAACCAGTCCCTCAGTACCAGATCCAAATTTGTTCTTGATTTTCTTTTCTCCAAGGTGTGTAGAAACCTTAGCACTGACACGCTTTTTGATGTTATTAAACTTTTCAATCTCGGCGAGTTTTGCTTGTTTGTTCTTGGGAACTGTTCTGGTATTAATCAACCCATGATCGAGTTTATGAAAATCTGCTACTTCATCTTTAACATCGACATGTGATGGCGTGTGCTTAATAATATCATGATCGAATTTAATATTATCATCTGACAAATTGTTCTTAAAGTGTTCAGGATCGTGTTGCTGATTCGTTGGCATCCTAGAGTGAATAATAAATGCACCTTGTTTACCCAATCCCTTTGTTGAATAGGAAGTGTGAACAAATTTCACTTCATCTTTCTTGTCTCCAGGACGAGCGAGCGAGCGATTAAATGCTTCACCGCTGACAGCAACTTCGCCGTGCTTCTCGTAATGTTTCGCTAGATGATTTTGTAGTGCACTGTTTGAGTGAAGAGCATCATGGAACTTAGACATTGCTGTTGGACCAGTAGGATCATATTCCTTACCAGTCTCAGATGCTCTACGTTTTGCTCGTTCAATATGTCCTGCACCAGTTCTGATTCGATCGCTACCAGAACCTGAGTGCTGAGTGTAGAATCCCTGTTCATCGTGCCCAAACTTAAACGTTTGACCATCGGTCTTTTCAGTTACATGATGGATATGGACTTTACCACCCTTAGTGGTTTTCTCGAACTCATCCGTAGACAATGAGGGAGTTTGACCACCTGCAGGTGTGGGTGATGAATGCAGGTGCGGTAAACCCTGCCTAATAGATGCTTCAGAGAGATATTGAGTAAATGATAACATGGGATTCCCGTTCAATAGTATCTCTCTATTTATAATAAAAATGCCTACGTTACTCCGACTTTTACTATGTTTTCTCGCTAAGAGAATGTGTTTACTACGGGTACACCGTTGGTAATCGGTAGGCAATCACCATTAGTATTTATTAAAACACTTTTTTCCAAGGGAAGTTTATACGAGATGGAACTCTTTCTATTGTATCTGGATCAAATTTTCTGGTATAGAATACCATTTTCTCGTCATCATATACTGGAATGATAGCAGTATCATCAATGATTCCTTTTCTACCACCACGACGACAAGTTAGATTTACCCACTCAAGATTTACTTTTTCGCTTATATCAGCAAGTCTGCCCAGGAATTCTCGATCACCATAATGGAATGGAACCCACGATTCATCATACCCCTCAGATTCCACAAACAGTTTCTTTGAGATAACAAACTGATTGAGTGCAACATAGGGATCGCCGCGACCTTTGTAGCGAGCATTAATCTCATACAATTTCAGAGGATCAAGTTCTTCTTTTTGTAATCTGTGCAGTTCGGAGGGTTGAAGTGTGTAATCGATGTCCAAGAACAACAACCACTCAGTATCGGCAAGCATAGCACCAAGATTGCGGCAACCATGACTATTGAACCCAATATCCTTGGTGACTTTATATACTGAAAGATCTATGTTGTCTGAAAATGTAACACCCCGAAAGACTTCCTCGGCGGGAACCTCTTGGGATCCATCGTCGATTAGGATAATCTTGATCGGGGTGTTATACACCTTCCACCTCTCGATTTGAGTCTCGAGAAGTGTTCGGTCGTTATAGTAGGTATGGATTATTGTAAATTTGTTCATCCAACAATCTGTTTTAGTTCCTCAGTAGCATCAACTTCGGTCAGATCGATAGCAGGAAACTCAACCTGCTCTGTCAGACTATACTGAAGATACTCGTTGTGAGTAAGATTCTGATCCAGATACAACTGCCAACCAGAAAGAGTTTCGTGGAACTGCTTAGTATGAGTTTCAATCAGGTGACGTTTTGATTCACATGCCTTGCCGAGATCTTCGAGGGTTGGTTCAGCGGTGAACCGAGCAATGACATATTCTTTGGCACCAACCGTTTTCCAAAGCGGCATATCATCAGTCGCGGAGTTTGCCCAAAGAGAGGTCGTTACGACCAACTTGAGATTTAGTTCTTCATTAGTTACTTCAGTCATATTCATTCCTTAAAAAATGGCGATACCAGTAGGATTCGAACCTACGACCTAGAGCTTAGAAGGCTCTTGCTCTATCCAGCTGAGCTATGGCACCAATTAACGAGTTATTTAGGCACGGATTTTATATTCACGAAATAAAACTGACTTGGCAAAATCTTCCTCGAAATTAGGATGACGCTCGGCATAAGCAATTTTTCGTTCGGCAATAGGGAGTTCTTTAAGAGCCTGACACCGTTCGTTGCGGTCATCAGAACGCTGAGAGATCAGGTTCAAAATGAACCGATTATATTGGTGACCGATCCAAGCGCCATTGGCGTTGAATTTATTATAATTAAAATCACCCTTACCGTTCTTAGCGTTACCGTCGTCGTAAAAAATAGACATAATCAATTTCCTTTCATTGAGTATTACTTATACCGCACTTGAAGGGAAAAGTCAAGTGTTTTTTATCGAACATCTACTCTTTCTGGATATTCAAACCACCCAGTAGCGATATACTTATGCCCAACAAGATCACGTGCAGCACGGTGAACATGCGTGTATGCAGCAGGCCAAATAAGCAAAGTTCCTGCCTCTGGTTTAACTGCCAGATCTTGGTGTTTAAACTCAGTCTTACCACCTTCTTCTACAGTGTTTAGATACAACATCCAAACACCAAACCTGCCTCGATTATTCCCAGAACCCTGTTCAGAATGCCAAGCGTGGAACCCACCACCAGTTTCTGATCTCTGGAACTTCCATCCAGGAGTAAACAGTTCTAAAAATGCTCGACTGCCAGCACCATATTTCTTGTTGTATTTTCTCCAACCAGCATGGACAGCATCAATAACATAATCCTCTGATGATTTCAAAGAACCATATCTGCCAGTAAAGATGTTCCAATCTGTTCGAGAAGAATCATCAGACAGAATACAGGCAGAACCTGGATCTGGACGAGAGATAATTTCGTCCATCGTATCACAGATTTGCTGACACTTTTCGATGCTTAGAGCATTAGGGTATGATTCGATAAAATTCATTAGAAGTTAAACTTTGACATATCTCGTTGACGTTGACCGATAGTGGTTTTCTCAAACACTGGCAGATCATCTTGACCCGAACCCATAATACCCTTCTGGGCAGATTCTTCTAGATCATACAGACGCATCTTACCACGATCGATACCAACCATGAACCTCTTATTTAGTCCTGGATCATTGTATCGATTTTTCAACTGCTTGACCATCAGTTGCCCCATCTTCTCAAGTTCTTCAGTCGAGATTAGAGCAAACATCAAGTCAGCAGTTGCTGGCAGACCGAAAGACTCGGAAGTGTCAGTAATGTCGACATCGCTGTTAGCATAACCACCACGAGTTGTTTGGGTGGCAGACATAACAGGAAGATCAAACTCAACTGCAAATCCACGAAGTTCTTCAGCAATCGCTTTCACATATGTATAAGAGTTTACACCTGCTCCTGGTTTGAACCTACTCGACGCACAGATATTAAGGTAATCGACAAACACAATATCTGGAGCAAAGTTGCGCTTCAACCCCAATTCATTTAGCAGTGCTTTGAAATGCCCAACGTGCGCACTGGCAGTGGGATATTCCTTGACAATTAACTTACCCTCAGTCTTGTTTCGAATCTTCTCGATACGATTGTCAAACATAGACTTAGAAAGATCCTTCAACTCACCGATGTTTACATTCATCATGTTTGCATCGATACGTTCGGCAATCTTTTCTTCGCTCATTTCTAGAGTGATATAAAGAACATTCTTACCCTGTGCCAATGCTCCTGCTGCCACGTGACACATGAACAAAGACTTACCTACACCAGTGCCAGCAAGTGCGATGTTCAGAGTCTTGTTGGGAAGTCCACCATCAGTAATCTTATTGAACATTTCAAGATCGAATGGTAGTTTGTTTTCTTTACGGTGGTAAAATTCAAATCGAGAGTCAGAATTATCTAGGTAATCATGTCCAACGTTATTGTCGAAACAAATTCCCAGTGCTTCTTGTAAGATAGAAGGGATACCATCCTGCGAATGGTTCTTATCAGCACCATCAATAATCTGAATTGATTTCATGATTGCATTGTAAACTGCCTTATCCTTACAAAACTTCTCAGTCTCTTCGAGCAACCACTTAGAATTAACTTCGAGATCTGAATCCATTTGAGTTAATTTCTCGTTTAGATTCTTAAACTCGTTTTCATTTACAGTAGTATCATTTTGTGCGGCAATCTCAATTGCCTCGATAGTCGGAAGAGAATTATACTTGACAATAAACGCATTCATGTAGTTGAATAATTTACGCTCAGAACTATCATGGAAATATTCATCACGCAAGAAAGGAATGATCTTACGAGTATAGTCCTCGTCTGAGAACATCTTACTTAGAATTATTGTCTCAATCTTCTTCGACAATGTTTATATCCTCCAATTGGGGTTCTTGTTCATTACAAATTTTCTGACAGCATGGTTCGCAAATGTATGTCTGGAATGGAACACCATTCTCTTCACCATGAAGACAGAGTGCAGCATCTTTCGTAGGATGGATGCCACACCCACAATGATCACACGTTTTCGTAGTCTTCCGAAATATCTTCATCAGAAATTGCCACATTTTCATTCTCCATCATTTGTCCACCTGCCATGCGATACCGCGACTCAATCCATGTACCGAATGTCGGATCAGTCAAGACTGGCAACCAAAATTCCTTGTTGTAAGTATCACCAAGACGATACTTCTTTTCTTCATCAACTCGTTGATACCAACCATTGCTTGGTTTAATCACGTGACCCGACTCAAGCGCCATGTCGAGCAGACCAGACCACTTACTGATACCACCCTCAAAGGTAACTTCAATTGGGATCTTGCTCTTTTCTCGGACGAAGCGAGACTTCTCAACGTTGATAATAAAGTTGTAACCAACTACCTCAGTGCCTTGCTTCTCTTGCTGGCGACCAATGATAAAAATGTTATCAGCAGAGTAGTAGATACCAGTACCACCAGAGACGATTGCCTTGGGGAACATACCGATTTCCATATAAGTGTGATTGACCACGACCATAGGAATATCCTTGATGGTAAGATGTGGCGTAATCATACGGAACAGTGACTTCATCTGTTTGGCACGAGTCATATCAGCAACCGACTTACCATCGAGAGCATCATCGACTTCTTTCTTAGATGCCAAGTTACCAACAGAGTCTACAACAATCATGACACGATCCTTACGCTCAAGTTCGTTGACTTGCTTCATAATATCGTGCTTCAACTGCTCAATGTCGGTGATCGGTGTATGAATAATCTTGTTGGTATCAATACCAAAGTTCTCAAAGTAAGACTGTGGTGCACCAAACTCCGAGTCATAGAACAGAACAACACCATCCTCATACTTATCTAGGAAACTCTTTAGAAGCATCATAGCAAACGCTGTCTTGAAGTGCTTAGATGGACCAGCGAAGATGGTCAATCCTGGTGTCAAACCACCGTCCAACTTACCCGAAAGTGCTACGTTCAATGCAGGAACTGCAGTTTGAATTAGATCCTTCGTACTGAACAACTTACTTTGAGAGAGAACATTAGTCTCTTTAATTGTGCTGTTCTTCTTAATTCTATCAATTAACTCACTCATGCAAATAAATCCTCCAATGATGCGGTTACTTCGGTTTTCCAACCAAGACCTTCAATAATTTGTTTAATTGGTTCCAAGAAACTCTTCTCGAACATTGTATTATAATCTACATAACGATGAATGTCAAGCTCTTTTGGAATCTTTCCAACGAATGCAATACAATTCTCACGAATGTGATTGGGTTCTTTCAAGTAAAGAAACTTAATCTTTTCTCCCTCTTGAATTACTTCATATTTCTTATCTAATTTATTCTTACGCAACAGATGGTTATACATCAACGCACCTCGAACATGTATCGGTGTTCCCTTGGAATAGATGTCTGCACCAGAAGTATACTTCATCAGTCCATTTACGCCACGAGGAAATGCGATTTGCTCTGGTTCAAACTTGTTAAACATCATACGAGTATGCTCAATAAAACTCTGTAGAGTTTTCTCGTCAGTTGTCAATGCCAGTCTTACTGCTTCCTTGAGACTCTCGCGAACAGGTGCTGGAGTCGAGGAACGAACAATTTCGAGACCCATAACTTTGAGTTTTGGTTCTTTGTATCGGACACCCTCGTTGTCATAGACGTTAAGTGCATACCTTTTCTTCGCAACCCAGAGACCACGTTCCGCGATTGCCTCACGTTTGAATATAATTTTCTTCTGAAATGCGTTCGTGTAGTCTGCAAGTTGATCACAACTCTGGTTGATTGCCTCTGTGATTTTCTCTTCGCAGATTTTATCGAGAACATCAATGAGTTTATCACGTGATAGATTGCCATAAAACTTACGAACAAGAGGGTCCAAGGAAATATAACAAGAATCAGTATCACTGTAGAAAGAGTAGTTGTGTCCATTTGTACCTACGACCTTATTAAGATAAACATCAAGTGCTGTGCCGACTTTCTGAATAATATACTGACCAGTCATCGTGATACCCTCGGCAATACGGGAATCATAATAACGGAAATATTCATTTGCCAACGCACCGAACAGCGAGTTCAATTGAATCTTTCTTGCCATCTGAAAGTTATTATACTTAGAGATGTCATTCTTCAGTTTAGGATTCTTAGTTTGTTCATATTCTTTCTGTGCGATAATCATCAACTTCTTATAGCGTTGACGGTCATCAAAGAACTTCTGAACAATCTCAGGAAACATTCCCATCTTTTTACGAGTGAAGCAATAACCATTCGCAGTCATGCAATGATCAGCATCCTTGAGATCATCGAGGTCATACTTTTGACCGAGCAATCCTTTCACCGTTGTATCTTTTGTTGCATTCGGAACAATAGTCTCGGGTGATTGGTTGTACTGCATAATAATTGACGGATACAGAGAGGTCGCATCAAAAGAAACAACCCAATCGTACTGTCCAGGTTTTGGTTCCTGGACATATGCACCTTCAATCTGTCGTCCACGACTCTCTTTTTTCTGGGGAATCTGAATATTTAAATCATGAAGGTGATTGTAAATGATACAATCCCACGTGCGAACCTGAGAGAAAACATCCGTATAATTGCACTTACCATCGTACGCCATTGTGAGCACAAGTTCAATCAGTTTCATTTTGCGCTCAAGCGCATCAACGATCTCAACGTCTCGAATGTTATACTCTACAAATTTCTGCCAATCCTTACTATAGAATTCTCGGAAGGAGTCATATGGGTTTTCCATCTTCTTGAGATCTAACTCGACCTCACCGATGTAGTCAAGTTTATAATTCTCCCGACGAACATATGTAAACTTCTTGTAGAGATCAAGATAGTCAATGATGGCAACACCAGTGATGTCATATGAAACATGCTCGCGACCCATAATCGTTATGTTCTTACGACGAACAAGTCCCCATGGAGAGAACTTCTTCTTCATGGTTGTATCATCTTCAGAGCAGAACAATCGTTCAACTCGAGAGATTAGATACGCGATATCGAATAGTTCGCAGTTCCAACCTGTAATGATGTCAGGATAATTCTCAGAGTAGAAACGAATGAACGTCTCGAGGAGATCACGCTCATTATCGCACTTGACATACAGAAACTTGTTGCCTTGGGCGCGAAGGTTCTCGACTTCCTCACACTTGTCATCAAAATTACCACAACCGAACGTGATAATCTGCCGAGTATTAAGATTCTTGACTGTGATCAGGAGAACTTCTTCTATGGGATTTTGAACATCAGGAAACCCCTGTTCGGCAGAAGTTTCAATATCGATTGTCTGAATGTTTAGTTGAGTAATATCCCAGAGGATTTCTCCAGGATAGGTATGGGTAATATATTGATACCCATAATTAGTCTGCCCATAGATCGGGAAGTTCTCTACCTCACCATAGGTCTTAACAAAGTCTTTTGCTTCATTGTTGTCAGCAAATTCTACAGGTTGTAAGTCCTCTCCATATAGAGACTTAAACTTGCTGGGTTCTTTCGACTTCACATACAGTGTCGGGGAGAAGTCTTCCCTCTTAATAAAACGCACACCATTATGTATTCCTCGGACTAAAACCTTAGAACCATATTGGTGTGCGCATGTATAAAATTTCATGTAAATCCCTC